CATTAGATAAGTTTGAGGACTTTAGAAACAGATACTTTCAAACAGAAACAGGTGAACAATACGAAACAGCAGACTTTCATAAAAGATGGATTGCAAGTATTTTAAAAGCCATAGATGAAGGTGGAGAACAAATGATACTTAGTCCTCCAAGACACGGCAAGACAGACTTGCTTACACACTTTGCAGTATGGCAGATTTGCAAAAATCCTAATGTAAGAATTATGTGGGTGGGTGGTAATGAGGAGATAGCAAAAAATGCTGTAGGTGCTGTTGTAGATCATTTAGAACATAATGAAAAACTTATAGAGGATTTTTGTGGTCCAGGAGAAACATTTAAACCAAAAAACAGAAGTGGTAAATCTTGGACATCAGGTCAGTTTACTATTGCCAACAGAACTGTAACAGGCATAAAATCGCCAACTATGGTAGCTGTGGGTAAGGGTGGCAAAATATTGTCAAGAGATTGTGATTTGATTATTGCAGATGACATTGAGGATCACGGCACAACGATACAACCTAGTGCTAGAGAACAAACTAGACAATGGTGGACAACTACTTTGTCATCTCGTAAAGAGGAGCATACAGCTATTGTTGTCATAGGTTCAAGACAACACCCAGAAGATTTATATAATTTTTTACTAGAGAATCCACAAATGGACAAGATTGTAGAGGAGGCACATAGCACAGAATGTGTATTGCCAGAAAGCGATTTAGACTTGCATACAGATTGTATGTTATGGGCGAACAAGAGAAGTTATAAATGGTTGGTGTCAAGATTACAAGCTGCCGAAACTACAGGTGGCAAAGCAATATTTGAAATGGTATATCTAAATAAAGCATTTGCAGAAGGTATAGCTATGTTTGATGTAGAAGAAGTAGATTTATGTAGAGATGTAAATAGAGTTGTAGGTCAAGTACCAGCAGGTTGTCGTTTGGTAGCAGGATTAGACCCTGCATCAACAGGGTATCAAGCTGCTTTCTTGTGGGCTATCAATACAGAAACAGGCAAAATGTATATGGTAGATATAGAAAACGAACAAGGTGGTGGGATTATACAAGCAAAAAAAACAATAAAGAAGTGGTATGAAAAATATAATCTTGCACATTGGGTTATAGAGGAAAACGGATTTCAAAGAGCCATACGACAAGACAAAGATTTAAAAGAGTATTGTGCAAGAATGGGTATTTATTTAGAAGGACATCAGACACAAAAAAACAAATTTGATCCTATCTTTGGTGTAGGAAGTATGAGAGAATTGTTTAGAGAACAATTAATTTCTTTGCCTTATGGTAGTGCAGAAAGCGAAACTAAGAGTAATATATATCGTAGGCAACTAATTTATTTTTCTACAGGTGCTAGTAAGCAATCTGGCAGAAACAACAAGAGTGATGTTGTTATGGCAAGTTGGTTTCCTATGCGTGTAATTAGGAGATTACAGAAGGAAAGACTAGCAGAAGTAGGATTAGATTATAAACCTAGTTTTGGAGAATGGAATTTAACTAATATGAACGAAAGCCCTTGGGGATAATGACACCAGAAGAAATACAATATCAGATAACACAGTTGCATTATGATAATCAGAGTGCTTACTCTACTAGAGGTCGTATTCGTGCAATAATGAATGGTGGTCCTGATGGGATTATGGCTTTGTTAGGCGACCAAATACAAGGATTTCAAGACTTTCAAATACCTGTACCTAACTTGATGATGTCAGGTTTAGAACATTTATCACAAAAGATAGGTCGTATTCCAAACCTAAAAGTAGATGTACCTAACAACAAAGATTCAGATAGAGCTAGAGCAAAAGCAGACAAGATAGCTCGTATCGTAACTTCGTATGATGATACACAAAAACTAGATTTACAAATGCCACAAGTAGGTAGATGGCTACCTGGTTATGGTTTTGCAGTATGGGTAATTAGAGAAAAGAAAGGACCTGATGGTACGCCATATCCTTGTGCAGAACTTCGTGATCCTTACAACTGTTTTCCTGGTTATTTTGGTGCAGACCAACAACCAAAAGAAATGGCGATTATTCGTAGAGTTCCAAAGACTGCATTGACAAAAGCATATCCACAGTTCTCTGACAAAATAAATAGCAAAGATTTTTACAAGGCAAACAATCTTGGTATAGGTAGTGCTTATGCTTCTGCTTACACAGATTCTTACAATGGCTCTTGGGCAAATTCAAATGGCGAAGGTGATTTAGTAGCAGAGTATTACAACGAAGAAGGTACATACATATTCCATATGACATCTGGAACTATTCTTGATTTTATTCCAAACCCACTAGATAGTGGTCCATCATTTGTTGTTGCAAAGAAGTTTGCTTTTGACAGATTGCAAGGACAGTATGATCAAATCATAGGACTTATGGCTTCTATGGCAAAGATAAATGTTATGTCCATAATTGCTATGGAGGATGCAGTATTTACAGAAACAAACATATCAGGTGAGATAGAATCAGGACAGTATCGTAAAGGTAGATTTGCCGTAAACTATTTAGCTCCAGGTACACAAGTAAGTAAACCTGCATCAAATGTTCCCTATCAAATATTTCAACAAATAGACAGAATAGAAAGACAACTTCGTGTGGGTGGTTCTTATCCTGTATCTGATGATTCACAAAGCCCACTTAGCTTTGCAACAGGTAGAGGATTAGAAGAACTAGGTGCATCTATGTCGTTGATGATTAGAGAATATCATACAGTTATGTCAGATGCTATAGAAATGATTGATGCAAAACGATTAGAGTTTGATGAGAAAATGTATGGTGGTAGGTCAAAAGAATTATCAGGATATTACAACAATCAATTCTTTAGTGAAAAGTATGACCCAAGCACAGATATACAGGGTGCTTACAAAACACGCAGGGTCTATGGTGCTATGGCTGGATATGATGAGCCACAGAAAATAGTAACAGGGCTGCAACTACTTCAGGCAGGTATTATTGACACACAGACTTTGCAGGAAAACTTAGATGGTTTAGATAATTTGTCTATGGTAAACAGCAGAATAACAAAAGAAAAAGCAGATAAAGTTTTATTTGATTCTTTGTTAGCACAGGCACAACAAGGTGATCCTAAAGCAACTATGGCTGTAATACAAATAAGAAAAACACCAGACAATATGCAAAGTATTTTAGATAAATTTTACACAGCAGAGCAACCAGAGATACCAGAGCAAGAACAAGAATTGCTTGGAGGTGCGACCTTACCACCACAAGGTCCACCACCAGGCATAGCACAGCTATTACAAGGAATGGGTGGATAATGTCATTTAACAAAGACTTTGCAGATATTGTACATAACTCACTAGGAGATGTTGATGAAATTGGTGATGATATATTATTGGAGGAAGAAACATTACAACCAAGGATGTTTAAAGATCAAATGCCACCATTAGCATTTCCATTTGGTTATATGATTATATCCTCAACTTTTATGTATTACGAAGATGAGGAGGATGAAGATGGCAACTAGAAGTCCTAGCAATAGAGGTTTAAATGTACCACCTGCTGCAAGAAATTACCAAGACAACACACAAGCTGTAAGGAGAATACCAGGTGTTGCGTATGGAGAACAACAAGATTTAATACAACAACAACAATCTGCACCTCTACCAAAAGATACTTTGCCAAGAGAAAAACCTTTAGTACAACCAACACAAAGAAGAATGCCAAATATAGATGTTTTTGCACCAACTGAAAGACCTAATGAACCTGTAACATCAGGACTGCCTTTTGGTCCTGGTCTAAATACAAGACCAGAAGAACAGACATATCAAGCTGAAAATATAAAACAATTTGTATATCAGTCTTGGCTAGAAACAGGTGATGATAGTTTACTAGAGTATTTGTAATGGCAACCTCATATTCTGATAATGTCAATGTAGATTACTTACTAGAAAAAAGAGATACACAACCTCCTTTACAAGTAACAAGAGATCAAGCAATAAAGCTAAGTCAAATAAATCAACAAGCTGTTAATGTGCCACCGAGTGTGATGGTACAAGCTACAAAACAAAATGCTGATGAGGGTTTTATAGAAGGGCTTACAGAGTTTTTTACAAAAGCAAAAGCAGCTACATACGGAAGATTAAAGACAGCAGTTTTTAATCAATTTGGTGTAAATGAAGAAACAGGTGGTTTATTTGAGTTAGGTTTAAAAGGTGCATTTCTTGGAGTAAGAGAACTCTACGAAGATGTTATAGGACAACCACTTAGAGCAGTAGAGTTGCGTTCACAGGGAGTCGATAGCAAAGAAGCGTGGAAGAAAGCTGCTATTGACCCTTTTGCATATTGGAAAGAAGCAAAAGCAAGGGGAGAGAAAATAGATTTAGGTAATGCTTTGTTTCAATCTACCGACCCTGAAAAAACACAGACATACAAAGATTTGATTGACAAAGGTGCTGACCCACTAAAAGCAAGAGATATAGCAATATCAAGACTTGGTGCAAATATATTTGATGATATTTATGAGGCAGAAAAAAAAGTTGTATTTGATGGAGATAGAGCAGCAGCACTTATTGCAAGAGGTAAAAGTCCACACATTACGCCAGGTCGTGTATTGTTTAAACCTTTTGAATTTTTTATAGGACCAGAAGATAGAGCGTATGATTTTGCTACAGGTATTTTTGATTTAGGTTTACAACTTGCTGATCCTACTTTCGTTGCAGGTAAAGCAGTTAAAACTGCAAGAGCAGCATCTAAAATGTTAGCTTTGTCAGATGAAGCAGCAGCAGGATTAGGATTTTTAAATGGATTTGTTAGAAAAAATTTTAGTAAAACAACGGCAAGAGAAGCGATTGATGGAAAATTTGGTGATACATTAGCAGACTTTTTGTACGCTAATAAAGATAAACCTGCAAATATTTTAGAACAATCAAATTTTAATTTAGTAAATAAATATGTAATTGAGGATAAACTTTTAAGTAAAGAATTTAGTGATTTTACAAAAAAATTATTTTCTTTAGAAGATGGTTTATCACCTGAAGCTGCAAGAAAAGCAGTAAAAGATATTTTATCTGAAAAAATACTTGCTGTTGCTACAGAAGGTGCAGTTCCACAAGTGCAAAAAAGAGGTGCGTTCCGAGTTGCTTTGCAAGAGCATTTTGGACCTTTGTATAAAACAAGGTTGAACGCAGGTAATCCAGACAATTTAATAGTTGAATACACTAGATTTTTAAAATTATTAGACCCAAAGGATCAAGTAGTAGATGTAAACAAAAGAGTTAAAAATATGATAGAAGGACTTGATAAGCTATCTTCTACTACACCAAACAAAAGAGCCACCTTTCTTACAAATCAAGTCAAAGATGATTTTTCACAACTAAGACAAATATACAAAGAGGAACTTACAAGAACAGGAAAACTTGTTGAAGGAAATGCTACAGACAAGTTAGTAGATAGGGTATTTTTATCTTTAAAAGCTGCAATAGATGAAAAAAATCAAATATCTGAGGATATAACAAGATATAGCAACATTGATATTTTGCCTGTTGGTATGAAAAAAGCGTGGGAAAAACTATTTAAAAAAGGTGATGATTTTGTTGCTGGTACTAATAAAGATACATTAGATGATATAGCGACAACATTGTTTCAAAGACCAATACTTGAAACAACTCTTTCACAAGATTTAATACTTACAAACCCATCAGAAGTTATAAAATTATCAAACAAATTGATTGGTGGTTTTAAAGATAAGTATGATGATGCAACTCGCATTGTTGGTAGAGAAGGTATTACAAGATTTTTTGATGGTTATGTAAGTGGTATATTCAAACCTTTAGTATTGTTAAGACCTGCTTGGACAGTAAGAGTTATAGCAGAGGAGCAACTAAGAGCTATTGCAGATGGAGCATTAGGAGTGCTAGATCATCCTATAGCACTTCTTGCAAGACTTACAGATGATAGCGTAAAGGTGAGAGCTAGTTATGCAAGAGATGGATGGTTAGATACACCAAACTTTAGACAAGGTATATCTGAATCTTCA